AAGTGGGTGCAATGATTGATGCTGATCCACAATTACAACAACAGCTTAAACAAGACCCTGAAGGGGCTCAAATTAAAATTGATGGCATGATTGCTCAACGTTGTGCTGAAATAACAGCTCAATTAGTCAAAAATGAACAAATGGGTAAACAAAAAGATCCATTAGTCGCTTTAAAAGAAAGAGAATTGGATCTTAGAGCTATGGATATGCAAAGAAAAGCAACTGAAAGCTTCCAAGACATGGAAATGAAGGATTCTCAGTTTGAAGAAAGCACGGATGTTGATAAAATGAAATTAGAAGACAATGAGGATCAAGCAAAAGAAAGAATTAGAATTGCTGACGAAAAAATGGCACAAAACGAAATGTTGACTAGAGAAAAGATGGATATGACTCGGGATATTGCAGGCGCAAAACTTGGAGTCGAAAAAATGAAAAGAACAGCTGAGAATAAAAGAACTAAAGCGATGAAGAGGAAAAAATAATGCCAGGTGGAGCAGGACGAGCCGATTATAGCCCAATGCCAACAGGCGGTTCCGGTGCTAATTATGGCGCTAGTGGAACGGGCAACGGTCATCACGTAAAAACAAAAACTGTACATACTCCTAAGAAGAAAACTACTACTGGAGATGGAAAAAGATCCATATTAGATTTTTCACCAACCTTTCAAGTAGGTAAAGCACTATATAAAGGCGTTAAGAGTATTTTCCAACCTAAAACAGAACAACAAAAAGTCGAAGCTAATATTAAGAAAGGTCATGATGTTTTAAACCCCGCTGAAATGCATCGGGCTGAAACAAAGAAAACGTATGATTGGGGACCGCAGAATGGCGGAGGTGGTAATGTAACAACGCATACTCAGTCTCTTGTTACCGCTCCAACAGCAGATAAAGCAGCAGGTTTTGGTCATCAATGGAATTTTCAAGCTTATGGTGCTAACCAAAATGTAGCGGGGAATCCTTATGATTATAAGGCAGCCCCTTACGCTAAGAAGGGAAAACTAATACGTAAGTATGCAACAGGACAAGAAATTAAAAATTTTTCTAAAGGTAAAAGATTTGGTCCTCCTCCATTAAAAGGACCCGATCCTCAAGGCTTACAGGTTATTTTAGAAAATTCAGATTATTTTAAGAAATTGATAGGATAAATATGTGGTTTAGTTTAGCAAAAATGGCTCTTAAAACAGGAAGTCATATCTATCAAAATAAACAGAAGACAAGAGCCGCAATGTCGGATGCTGCTTTGCTTCATGCAGAACGCATGGCGCGAGGAGAGGAATCTTACCAAGGTAAACTTTTAGAAGCCCGACAGAATGATCTAAAGGACGAAATCGTCCTTATCATTATTTCGGCGCCAATCATCGTGCTCGCCTGGGGAGTCTTCAGCGACGATCCAGCGATGATGCAGAAGATTGAGCTTTTCTTTCATCATTTTGGTTCACTGCCGATATGGTTCCAAACTTTGTGGATTACCGTCGTAGCGAGCATTTTTGGGATTAAGGGCACTCAGGTGTTCAGAAATGGTGGAGCTAAGAAAAAATAATGTTGGATCCGTATACCGTCGCCCGCATTACTAAACACATTAATGAGCAAATAAAGCTTAGTACAGAACACATTTGCCATGGTGTAGACACGATAGAGAAATTACAGTATTCTAAAGGCCGACTCAATGCATTAGAAGCATTGCTTCAGGACTTAAAAGACCTGCAAAAGGAGAATATTGATGGAGACGATAATAAAGCCTAAAGGATTAGAAATTCCTAATTCTTACAATTCTAAAAGACAGACAATACCAACAAGTCCAGAAGGAGTTAAAAGTTATATTAACATCCTTCCTAAACCTGTGGGGTATCGTATGTTAATTAGGCCATGGTCAGGAGAAAAGAAAACCAAAGGTGGAATTCTTATTACTGAAACTACTCAAGAAACAATTGAAATGACAACAGTTGTTGGCTTAGTTATTCTAATGGGAGATCTTTGCTATAAAGATGAAAAAAAATTCCCCAATGGAGCATGGTGTAAAGAAGGACAATTTGTAATCTATGGGCGATATGCTGGCTCTCGATTCAAAACAAAATATGGTGAACATCGTATTTTAAATGATGATGAGATCATAGCAACGATTAGAAGACCCGAAGATATTCTTCATATGTTTTAAGGAGGAACAATGGCAGAAAAAGAAAAATCTCAGGTTGAACTGGACACAGACGACGCTAAAGCACAAGACGTCGAAGTCAAAGAACCTGAAAAGAAAGAAGACCCTAAAGAAAAAATCAATCTTGATCTAGGCGAAGTTGATTTAGGTTATACGGAGCATATCGATAAGGATAAAGAAAAAGCTAAAATTCTTATTGAAGAAGAATCTAAAGAAGAACCTGTAAAATCTCAGCCTATTAGAGAAGAAAAGAAAGTAGATGATCTAGAACAAGTCTCCAAGAGTGTTCAAAAACGTATTGATAAGCTTACACATCGCTATCGAGAAGCAGAACGAAGAGAAGGTGCAGCTCTTGATTTTGCGAAAGGCTTACAAAAAAAATACGATCATTCTTTAGATCAATACCGTGTTAGTGATGACAAGTATCTAAAAGAATTTGATGCACGAGTAGATTCACAACGCGAACAAGTAAAGAATAAACTGAAAGAAGCGATTGAGTCTCAAAATTCGGACGTAATTATGAAAGCGAATGATGAGCTTGTTCAGCTGGCTGTTGAAAAAGAAAAAGCAAGAATTCAAATGGCCGAAAAAGAGGCACAACTTAAGGAATCAACAGAACAAGCAAAAGCCCAGCTTGATCAACCGGATCTTCCGCAAGGCGGAGAAAGTATGCCTCAACCAAGTGACAAAGCAAAACAATGGGCTCAAAAAAATACGTGGTTTGGCAACGACAAAGTCATGACAAATGCAGCATGGACTCTTCACGAAGATCTTACGAGCAGAGGGGTTGATACTGAGGATGACAACTATTATAATGAAATTGATCGACAGATGAAGGATTATTTTCCTGGTCGATTTGAAGGTTCTACTGAAACAGCAGAGCAACGAGCACCCGTCCAAATGGTTGCTTCAGCTGGTAGAAAACAACAAGGACGCAGAACTGTGAAGCTCACCAAGTCACAAGTTGCTATTTCAAAAAAATTAGGGGTGCCACTAGAAGAATACGCTAAATACGTGAAGGAGGAAGCATGAAGGAAGTAAAAAAGACCTCACGCGCGTCAGAGGAACGATCGAAAGAGAAACGTAATCAACCTTGGACGCCACCGAACAGTCTCGATGCGCCACCAGCGCCTAACGGCTTTGTCCAAAGATGGATAAGAGTCGAGAGTATGGGTTTTATGGATTCAGCTAATGTATCCAAAAGACTTAGAGAAGGTTGGGTATTTTTAAGATCCGATACACTATTAAGTGAAATCGGTGAAAATGAATATCCCAAAATTCATGAAGGAAAATACGCTGGTCTGATTGGGGTTGGAGGCCTTGTGTTGGCAAGGATACCAGAAGAGATTGCACAATCGCGCTCTGATTATTTTAAAAAAATATCAGCCGATCAAATATCCGCGGTAGATGCTGATCTTATGAAGGAACAACGACCGGGTATGCCTATCAATATCGATAGACAGTCTCGGGTAACTTTTGGTGGCGGACGAAAACAATAATTTTTTTGAAATAGTCCATTACCGATATTTGTTTAACAATAGGAGAATAAGACATGGCTAACGTCGAGGAAAAGTTTGGACTGAAACCAGTTCGATCTTTAGATGGAAGCGATTTTATTAATGCCCAAAACAGATATCGTATAGCAAGTTCGTATGGAACGGCAATTTTCCAAGGTGACCTGGTAACTCCAGTCACTGGTGGACACATTGAACGACATACTGCAACTAGCAGTACGGCTGTGGTAGGCGTTTTTAACGGTTGCTTTTATACAGACCCGACAACCCAGAAACCTACTTGGAAAAACTATTATCCTGGTTCAATTGCAGCGAGTGACATTATAGCATTCGTTATCGATTCACCAGATCAAGTTTACAAGATAGATTCTGATGGTGCATTCGCAGTCGCTGATATTTTTAAAAATTTCAACGTAACGAATGTTTCGGGAAATACCGTTACAGGTACTTCGGAAGTTCAGTTAGACTATTCTAGCTCAGGTATTACAACTACTATCGTCCTTCAAGCGATCGACATCTCTCAAGATGTAGGTAACAATGAAGCAGGCGCGGTAAATGTAGACGTGTTAGTTAGAATTAATAACCACTTTTACAAGGCTGCAACGGCAGGCTTAGCATAGAATAGGAGCATAATATGGCAATATCACGAGCACAGCTAGTTAAAGAACTAGAGCCAGGTTTAAATGCACTATTTGGCCTGGAATACAATAGATACGACAATGAAGCAGCGATGATTTTCGCTACAGAAACGTCTGATCGTGCGTTCGAAGAAGAAGTTATGCTTTCTGGTTTTGGAGCTGCGGCTACTAAAACTGAAGGCGCAATGGTTACTTTCGACGATGCGAAAGAAGTTTACACAGCAAGATACACTAACGAGACAATTGCTCTCGCTTTTGCAATCACTGAGGAAGCTATCGAAGACAATCTGTACGACAGACTAGCGGCTAGATACACAAGAGCATTGGCAAGATCAATGGCACATACTAAACAAGTTAAAGGTGCTACGATTCTTAACAACGCTTTCACTTCAGGTACTGGAGGAGATGGTTCGTTTTTATGCGTAACCAATCACGCTCTATCAACTGGAGGTACGTGGTCTAACGCGCTGGCAACAGCGGCTGATTTGTCAGAAACATCACTTGAACAAGCACTGATAGACATTGCAGCGTTCGTAGACGAAAGAGGATTGAAAATAGCTCTTCAAGCACAAAGAATGATAATTCCAAAAGAATTACAATTCACTGCTGAAAGAATTATGAGATCTCCTCAAAGAGTTGGAACAGCTGATAATGATATCAACGCAGTTTATCAAATGGGGATGGTACCACAAGGTTATCATGTGAACCATTTCTTAGGCGATACTGATGCGTGGTTCTTGATTACAGATGCACCTAACGGACTAAAACATTTCGTTAGAGCACCTATCAAGACAGCTATCGAAGGCGACTTCGACACTGGAAACGTGAGATTCAAAGCTAGAGAAAGATACACTTTTGGGTGGTCTGATCCTAGAGGAATCTTCGGAACTCCGGGAGCGGCGTAATTTAAGT